CATCTGAGGGTTCAAGTTACACATTCACGTATGCCAGTAGCCGCAGACTTTCGGGAAGCATTTTGACTTACCGTTACGCTGCTTACGACACAATTGGCAGTTTTGTTTCAGGCACAAACCCAATTGTTATTCCGGGCATCAGCCCAAGCCAAAGTCAATCTATCCTAATTGCCGCAGGTATGAGAGCGACCAATAACGTTACGTTGACGACACCAAGCGGCATGACGGCAGTTGTAGTTGATAATGATTCAAACGGTCCTAGTTACATTATTTGCGATCAAGTAGCAACCAAAGGCCCAACTGGAACACGCGCAACAGACGCCGGTTCAAACAACAGTGTGGCCGGAATCATGCTCGCCATCAAACCAACAAGGAGCCTCACATAATGTACGCAAAAATAAAAGACAGCGCGGTGGTCAAGTACCCATACAGCACACAGGAATTGTATGAAGACAACCCAAGCGTCGGCTTCCCTCCTCACCTGACCGCAGAAGTGCTTGCGCCTTTCAACACGGTCATCGTGGTTCACACAGGCCAGCTCGAGGTCGATCACACACAGAACGTCAGCGAAGGCACTCCGGTGTTTGTGACCGAGCGCAACCGCTGGGAACAGACTTGGGTGGTGACACCGGCCACTGATGCTGAGATTGCTCATCGCGTGGCTGCGCAGGCTGCGCAAATTGAGGCACAAAGATTAGAAGCATATCGCACAGAGTCCGACCCGCTTTTCTTTAAAGCTCAACGGGGTGAGGCTACTCAACAACAGTGGTTAGATAAAATAGCAGAAATCAAACTGCGATATACTTTATAATTTTTATAGCATTTATTTTAAATAGGAATAATTATGTCAGCAATGTCAAATTTTTTAGAAAACAAGTTTTTAGACTGGTTTTTTCGCGGCCAAGCACTAGGAGTCACCGGAGCTAGCGCAGCGGATGCCAGCGGCCCAACAACTCTTTATGTTGGTTTATTTACCGCAGCTCCTACAGATGTTGGTGGGGGTACCGAAGTCAGTGGCGGCAGTTATACCCGAGTAGCCGTAACCAGTAGTTTAGCTAATTGGAGTAGCACACAAACAACCGGAGGTACAACTGCTAGTACTGGAACTGCTGGACTAATTAGTAATAATACATTTATTACTTTTCCAACACCTACCCTAAATTGGGGCACTATTACTAGTTTTGGTATTTTTGATAGTTTAACTGGCGGTAACTTACTATTATACGGCAACTTAACATTTGCAAAAACTGTTAATAGTGGTGATGCTAGCCCAGTATACTCTCCAGGAGCTTTACAAATCCAGGTAGCATAATACTATGGCAGCAGTATACAAAAGTATAGGTACTTATGTTAGCAGCATTGACAACATAACTGTAGACGTACCTGCCGGTGTAGTTGCTGGTGATTTACTGATTATTGCAGTATTTTCAGCAAACCAAACTGTAACTGCTCCCGCTGGTTGGCAAACGTATGCGCCAGCCAGCGTAGGTATTAGTGTGGCAGGCGCTCCTGATGTTACCATAGCAATTACACTACTTTATAAAATAGCTGGACTAACAGAAACATCTGTGGTTATTGCTGACACAGGTAACGTAACCGGTGGTGTAATGCTTGCAATCAGTGGTGCTAGTACTACAACGCCTTTTCATGCGGCCGCTACTGCCAACAACATAGGTGCTGTAGATAACAATTTTAGCCTTCCTGCTGTGCCTATAACAGGCACCGATAAATTAGTTTTGTACTTTGTTGCACCTAACCGCGATACTAACTCTAATAGTTTCTTTAGTAACTGGACAGCGGGGCTAACAGAAATATTTGATCAAACAACCAGTACTGCCACAGGCACTGGTTTAGGTATTGCTGTACGTACTGCAGCAGCAGACAGTACAAGTGTAACTGCTGCAACCGTTAGAGCAGGTAGCAGCGTTTTAGCAGTATTCTCTACAGTTGCAATTAACGTTCCGCTTGAATTAGCTGCAACAACTACCATAAGTGCACAAATTACTGGTATACTAACAGACAGAATAACCTTTGATAGTGTTGCTACTGCTAGTTTAACCGCAAGTAGTGAATTAACTACTAGTATAGAATTAGCCGGTATAACCAACGTAACACTTGCAGATACTGCACAACTATTTACTAGTACACCTATTAGTGGTACTATTAATGTTGATCTAAATACTTTTGCTAGTTCACTACTTTTACGACCACAATTAGCAGGCACGGCTATAATTAGTACTTCTAGCACAATTATAAATACTTATGAGTATGTGCCTAGCCCACTACTATATTATACAAAACACTCTAATAGTTCTTATTATGCAGGTAGTAAGTTAACATTAGTATACTCCCCCAATCGTGATACTGTATTAACGAGCCCAATACGTGCTCCTACTCTACTATCATTACCATAAGGATAAATATGGCTATACTAGCAAATATTGACAAACAGCCCAGAGAGATAATTGATTTTGATATTAGCTATGCTAAATTATTGCTGGGCCGCACAGATACACTAACTACATCAGTTTCAGAAGTAACGCCCACAGGATTAACTCTGAACTCTACTACAGTTAGCGGGCAAATATCTAAAACCGTAGTATCTGGCGGTACTTCAGGAACCATTTATACAGTAACAGTACTGACATCTACGACTGCTGGGTTAAAATATGAAGATGAAGTAACCATTACAGTAGAGGAAGTAGCATGAGTACAGTCGTAATTAAACCCCCTGGTCAAGCCGTGCCACAAGTAGATAAGCGCGCACTTGAAAGCATAGTTTATACACTTGATTTAAACCAGCTACTAGAACCAAAAGAACAAGTAGTTGAAATTGCCCAAGTACTTTCTGCTGACTTAATTATTGCAGATGAAAAAATTAAACTTGCAAAAAACATAGAGTTACGTATTATGCCCAGCGGCTTAAATTCTGCTTTAGATAATACAGTAACTGTATTATTTAACACAAATTTAGGTAACATGAGAGCAGCTGTGTTTCAAGTTAGCGTACATAGATAATAGGAAAACACTATGATAGAAACACTACTAGGCGGCGTATTTGGCGGACTACTCCGCCTTGCGCCCGAAGCACTAAAACTATTGGATCGTAAAGCTGAACGCCAGCACGAGCTTAATATGGTATCGCTAGAGCATGACTTTGCCAAAACCCAAGCAGAAGTAGCACTACGCATTGGCCATCAACAAGTGCAAGTGCGCGAATTTGAAGCAATTGCACAAGCATCCGAAGAACAGTCGCGCACCTCAGTTGCAGCAGGCTGGCTAATTGCAGCCATAAATGCCTTAGTCAGGCCACTTACTACCTACCTTTTCCTGGGTTGCTACTTTTTAGTAAAAGCTGCCCTTTATTCAATGGCTGTAACACAAGGAGGTGCATGGCAACAAGTAATTGTAAGCTTGTGGACTGCAGACGATGCCACCATTCTTTTTATGATTATTTCATTCTGGTTTGTGGGCCGAGTTTATGAACGAAAACCCAATTAAACAAGCACTACAAATAGCCGCAGACCTGTGCAAACACTTTGAAGGTTTCAGTGCTGTGCCGTACCTTTGTCCAGCAGGCTACTGGACAATTGGTTACGGCACTGTGTACAAACCTGATGGTTCCACGGTAACTGCACAGCACCCACCAATCACTCGCGAAACAGCTGAAGGTTGGTTAATGTATGAGCTGGAACACAACTACATGGCTGCTGTGTTAGCCAGAACTCCAAATGTCATAAAATATCCGGGCGTACTAGCCGCACTCACAGACTTTGCCTACAACTTGGGCGGTGCCCGTTATCGTGCCAGCACACTTGCCAGGCGTGTACAAGCTGAACAGTGGCCAGAAGCTGTTGAGCAGCTCAAGCTATGGACACGTGGCGGAGGCCGGGTATTGCCAGGCTTGGTACGTCGCAGAGCTGCAGAAGCAAAGCTATTTCCGCAAAACTAAAAATGTACTGGACACCAGCCCACACATTTGGTATAATTTAACCTTGTAAATACTCCGCAGTATTTTTATTTACATCTAACAGGAATCACAATGGCAAGAAATAGTGGTAAAACTCATCGCACCTTTCCAGCAACCAAGTCGGCTAAACCAACCAGGCAGCAGCATGCCGAGTGGCAACAGGCCAAGCAATCAGGTGAAGATGTACCCAAAGCAACCAGAAATTATACGTTTAAAGAAGTCAAACCACTAAACTTCATCCAAGGCGAGTACCTGGATGCTATTAGCTCAAACGACATTATTTTTGGAATCGGATCAGCAGGCACAGGCAAGACATTTATTGCTGCTAGTTATGCAGCTGCTGAGCTATACTACAAACGCGTTGATAAAATCATCCTTACCAGACCCAATGTTGAAACAGGTCGTGGCATGGGATTTTTACCCGGTGAGCTAGACGAAAAGTACGCTCCATACCTGCAACCGTTTGATCAAGTGTTTACACGAGCACTAGGCAAAGGCTTTTATGAGTACTCACTCAAAAGCAAAGACATTGACCCTAAACCGCTGGGATTTATGCGTGGTGCCAGCTTTGAAAACTGCATTATCTTAGTAGACGAAGCACAAAACTTAACCAAAACTGAGTTTAAAATGCTGTTATCCCGCATTGGCAAAAACTGCAAAGTTATCTTGAGTGGTGACCCAAAGCAAACGGATATTGGTGATAGTGGACTCTTAGACGCCACCAAACGTTTAAGCGGTATTCCTGGGGTTGAGGTTGTGACATTTCAAGATGCTGATATTGTACGCTCACAAATGTGCAAATCGGTAATCTTAGCTTATAACGATTAAGGAGCCCTTATGGCCGAAACATACACGCCCACAGAGGGTATGGCTAGTGCGGCCAAACGTGCTCTCAAGTGGAAAGACGAAGGCAAACCAGGTGGTACACTAGTTGGACTGGCCCGTGCTAACCAACTCAAAGACCGCGAACCGCTAAGTGGAACCACTGTGCTACGCATGTACAGCTTTTTTAGCCGACATGAGGTTGACAAAAAAGCCACAGGCTTTAACAGTGGTGAAGAAGGATTTCCCTCAAAAGGACGCGTTGCCTGGGATTTGTGGGGCGGCGACGGTGGCTACACCTGGAGCACTGCCAAGCGCAACCAAATCATGCGTGAGCGTAGTGACAGCAAGGATTTGATGTTTGCTGCACACCTCTTAGAGTCTTCAGACGGCTAAAAAAGAAGCCCCGTAATCATTTAGATTACGGGGCTTTTTTATGGTTGCATAGTAGAGTAAAGCATCCAGCCGTGTTTACGGTGTGCATCTATGCGTTCACTTAAAAACGCACTTAGTCCATGCTCACCCTCAGATTCGGCAAGCCCATAAGCTTCCATAAGAGCCGCGTGTACTTTTCCATTGTCAACGTATAGTGTACGTACCATTTCGGTTGGTGGTAATACTTCCAGCGTATCCAAAATCGTCGAATGTTCACTAAGTTGTGAGAAACTAGCAGGAACATAGCAGCGCAAAGCACGTACACGCTCAGCAAAACTATCAAGTTCATCATCTACCTCATCATATATTTTTCCAAATAGTTCATGATACTGCATGAAGTTTGGGCCTACAACGTTCCAGTGAAAGTTTTCCGACTTTACCAGGAACGCATAAGTTGTTGCAAAAGCGCGTTTAAGCGCCAGTTTTAGTTCTTCCATTTTATTTCCTTAAATTGTCCAGTAATGGTTGTTATTATAAATTACACTAAGTGAATCATATGGGTTGGTTAGTGTTATTGCAGTAACTCCATTGATTAATGCTGGGGCTTGTGGTCGGACTATTAACTTACGAACCCCTACTGGAGCACCATACTCTAGTTTAATTTTATACTCGGTGCCAGGACTTACTGTGTTTGGTAATGTAAGCGTTGCAGCTTCTTTTAGCTGCGCGCCTATATAATAGTCTGTGCTGGCAGCAGTGTAGTCACCAGTTATAGTAGTCGTACTACAACCGCTGCTTCCAGCAGGTCCTTGTGGTCCGGCTGGGCCTATTACACTACCTGCATTTATAACTGTGCCATCTGTGAGCATTAGTAATAGATCACCTGGGTTTGGTGTTACCTCAGCAGTAACAACTCCTACACCTGCAGCACCTTGTGAGCCCGGTTCGCCTTGTGGTCCTGCTGGTCCTGGTTCACCTTGCGGTCCTGGCACTGGTGTTGCACCATTTACTATACTGTTTATAAATAAGTCGTTGTCTTCTATAGTGGGGGCTAAAGGTAGGTATGTAGGTGCAGGCCAACCAAAAGGCATAAATTGTTGTTGCATAGCAACTCCTTTATGAAAAAAGCCCCCACGACTTGTGGTCTTGGGGGCTTAAACTAATTAACGAATGTTAGTGTTAGTTGGTGTGTTGGTTGAAGTTTGTGTACCACTTCCAACGTTGATTGCTGAATTATTGTCTTTGATGCTTTGACCCAGCGTCCAGATTAGGTTAGCCAATTGGCCATACTGAGCTTGTTGTTGCTGTTGTTGCTGCATTTGATTGATGTTGTTGGTTGTTGTAACCTCAACACCACGTGCTGCACTACCTGCAAATTCACGACTACGTAGCTCAATAATTGCCGCATTAGCTTCGCCAAGTTGACGATTAAGAGTCGCTTCGTACTGTTGTGTGATTAGTGCACGGGTTTTGTCACCGTCAGTGCCAATATCCTTGCTCAATTCGTAACGGTTTTCCATTACGTTTTGCTGAATAGCATTTTGGCCTTGCATTAAGACCATTGCATTGCTATTTACAGTATCTTTTAAGCTCTGAATAGCACTCATGCTAGCAGCAGTGCTACCAGCAATTGCTGCACCTAGAGTACCTGTTTGCACTGCATTACTAGTTTCTGTTGTAGCTGTGCCAAGAGCCACAGACTTATCAACAGCACCAATAGCCTGCATTAGGCTCATGTTAGCTTGTGATTGCTCTGGAGGACTACGTAGTACTGCACCCTCTGCATTTCCTCCTAGCAAATTTCCACCACGTAATAAGGTCCCTAGTAATAGGCCTCCGATTAAGCCCCCTCCGCCAAAACCATCGTTACCGCTCATCATCATACCCGCTGGGTTTAGAATTTCTGCCATATTATTTTCCTTTAAATTTTCTTTAACTTGAGATGCTAACCGCCTATAATAATCTTCGGCAAAACTAGCTTGTTGTTGTAGCGCTTCCATGGTTGCTGAAGTTGCAGCTTCTGCACCAGGTACGCTAATCACTGTATCAACCATATGTTAATTCCTATGTGTGGTTGTATTTTGATACTGCGTATCATTGCGCAGCTCACAAATCTTGTGAACTGATATAATTATACCGCAGTTTGCTAACCACTGCAACTCAACTTTTAGGGTTCCAGGAGCAAAAATGCACGGTAATCGGAAATTATGCAGGACATTTTTGGGCAAGTGCATTGGCGCACCCACACAAATTTCAACGACAAAAAAGCCCCCGAATCTTGCGATGCGGGGGCTTTTCTTTTGGCGGATTATTCGCTTGCGGGTTCGGCTACGGCTGGTTGCAGCTGAGCGTTTGCCTGTTCTTGAATCTCTTTGGTTAAGGGGTTGCTGATCTTAGCCGGCAATTCTTGTAATGCTGCTAAAATATAGTTGGCCTGTTCAATAGTCAAAGTAAAGTTTAATGTTTGTGTATTAGGTGTCATATTATTTAATTGGGCAAGCACCGGTTGCGCACTCGGCATCGGTGATTTCGTCAAAACTATTGGTGTTGTTAAGGTCGACTGTTTGCAGGGTTGCAACGTAGTCGCGGTAATCTTGTTCAGTTACTACTTCTTGTGGAAGGTATAAGTAACCCAAGTCTTTGGCAGTTTTAGTAGGATCAGTGCGGTAGATGAAACTAACACCCACATAGCAGTCCCAGTTGTCTAGCAACCAGTCAATGATTGCTGGAGCTTCACTTGGGTCATAACTAATAGTTACTGAAGTGTTTTGTTGGTTCCATGAAGTTTGCAGCAACTTGTAACGCTCAAGCTGCACAACAGCACTCTCAAGGTTAACTTCTTTGCCATCTACTTTGTCAAACGGTACACCATCCCACATAACTGGGAATGTGATTAACACGCCCGAATCATCAACTGGATGGTTCATAACACGATAGCCTGCTTCACGCATTTTGTCAACAACTGGGTCATGCTTGCTGAACTGCACATTGTTGAAAATGTACTTGCCTAGCGGCTTGTGAACACCCTCAGTTGTATCCATGATCTTTGACAATGTTCCTGATGGCTTGATGCAAGTAACGTTCTTTGGAGCTGGTAAACCTAGCTCGTTGGCCATACCAATAGCAGCACCAGTGGCAGTGCGTTTCAAGTACTCGTAGTCATAGCTGCCCATATCTGGACGCATTGCAATACCAGTTAGGCCTACACCGCAAAGTCGTAGGAAATAGTTGTTAAGGTGCCAAGATTCTTGAAGAATGCCGTCCTGAAGGTTAACACACGTTTGTCGGTAGTTGGCACGAGCTGCCAGTCGAATAGCGTTGTGCAAACCGGCAGTGTCGCCTTTGAACTTGGCAATGTCAGTTTCGGTAAGGTTACAGAAAGCCTTGTTACCGAGTAAGATTTCAACGCATGGATTGGCTCCCTTAAACCACGGAGCGCGTCGGAGTGCTTCAACTTCATTGATAAATCCTGGTTCACTACCGCCTGCTTCAATCATCATACCAAAGATTTTTTCAAGGTCTGATTTCAGCGGCTTCTTTTTAAATACCAAACTATTGTTTGACTGAGTACGGTGTGCATTGTTATGCAGCCACCAATCTTTTTTCGCTACTGCGAATTCTTCCCATTCCGGCTGGTCGTAATCGAAAAGTGCGATTTCAGCACTGCGGCGGCTACTGAGAATGGTACCCAGATGATTAACAATATCAAGAATGTCCATGCGAGTAAGCAAGCTATCAGCACGACCATTAAGTATATTGGCAACAGCAGTATAAGCGGTACTAATTGCCGCATCCCCTGAGCTAATCCAACCATATCCCTTTAACCTTTCACCAGCTGGTCGTAGTTGACTAAAATCAAGAACCAGAGTATCAGCAGCGTACTTGCCCGCAAGCAACTTGCCAATAGACTTTGCCCAAGCTTCTGCACTATCTCCAACCGAGATTGTCCAAGTTTTAGTCTCGGCATCAAATGTTTCAGTATTGTGCTCATTTCCGCCTTTGGCAGTGCGTGTTGATCGCACTACACGAATATTCTTAATAGGCTTTGAGAATCCGTTTAGTGTACCCACAATTGGCTTAAATCCAACGCCACAACCTTGTAACAACAGCCATAAGACGTCAACAACGTCATAGATTGTTTCAACGTGTGTAAAGCTGCAATTAAACTGCGACGCTTCACGAGTCTTGGCTACGTTAGTGCCACCAAGCCATAGTGTTCGACCACTCATTAGAACCTTGCGATCTAGCATTAGCTGCTCAAGATCATAAAGTTCTGCGTATTCTGTGTCATTTAAGTCACGGCCAACGGCTCGTTCCCACAACCACTGTTGGTGGTCAATAACTCTGGCAACTGTTTCTTGCCAGGTTTCAAATTGTTTTCCGTCGTCACTGGTGGGCCTGTTATAGGTGCGTCGGGTGATTACTTGCGCTCGTGTTGATGGTAGATTCATCTGTTCTTTCTTTCTTTCTATTTATTGTCCGGTACTGCCAAAGCCGCCAGTACCTCTTGTGGTGTCGTTCCAACTATCCCGGAATGTGGGTAGCTCTACACGCTGCACTACCAGTTGTGCAACGCGATCTCCTGCTTGAACAAGATACGGATCTTCCGAAATATTTTTTAGCAAAACTTTTAAATTTCCACGATAATCGGAATCTATTACGCCAACACTATGTGGGATTGTAATGCCTTTTTTCCCTTGCGAGCTCCTGTTATAGATAAAGCCTGCAAAGCCTCGTGGAATTTTAACCGCTACTCCTGTATCCACAAGTTTTTGTTCGTTGGGATAAATTTCATAGCTTTCAAGGGCAAACAAGTCTGCGCCGGCGTCTGATGGATGCGCACGTTGTGGAAGCCTAGCACCTGGCTGTAGTTGGCAGTCGATAGTAGGCTGAGCAGTAAATTCGCCGCCTTTGATTACGTATTCGTTAAAGTTCATTGTGTGTAAAGTTCTAGGGTTTGGTCAATGGTTTGGCAATTAGCTTTGCCAATGGCATCGGCACAGTAAGTAACCAAGTCCATTAGCTGATAATTGAGTAAAAGCAAGTCTCGGCACTTGTTCAATTCTTGAATATACTTGTACTTGCCTGCGATTGGAATGTTTGCAGCAATATCGTAACAGCTGCCATATTCACTAACCAAGGCAACAGCTCGCTTTGGCCCAATGCCAGGCACACCAAGTACATTGTCGCCACTATCACCCATAAGGCATTTAATTGAGATATAATCTTCGGGACTAAAGTCATAGTGGTCATTCCAGTTGTTGATGGTTACTTCTTTGCGAGTTACATAAGAGAATCGACTTACTCCGTCTTGTACCAGCAAGTCCCAGTCACGATCTGAGGACATTAACCAAATGTCATCAAAAGGCAGTTTTGACTTTTGGCTGACAATGTAGGCAGCAATGTCGTCAGCCTCAACACCGGGAAATCTCAACACAGGGTAGTCTGTGTTGGCGGCAATATGCTCAAGAGTTTTGGTAAAGTCTTCAAAAAACAGCTCAAACGCAGCTTTTTCAGCATCTGTTTGTTCTGCAAATTTGTCTTTGCGGTTTTGTTTGTATTCAGGGCTTAGTGCTTTGCGATAGCTGCTTGAACCTTGGTCGCCTGCAATAATAACATGTGATGCTTTATAGGATTTTTTAAGGCTGTTAACTGTGCGAAGATAGTCTTCGGCAAAATCAGTAGCACCTGAATGCTTGTAGCGAAAAGCAAGGTTAAGCGAGTCTACAACAAGCAGTGTGGCAGTTG